CTGCCCCGCGCATCCAGCTTCAGCTTCATGATGTGCCGCGCTTTCGCGTAGATCGCTTCCCGCACCAGGGCGCTTTCATAAATCTGCCCGCCCCAGCTGGTAAACACCGGCGCGTAGGCCGTGAATGTCTCCATCGTCGTCAGCGGCTTTCCTTCCTGCTGCTTCCGCTTCCCGAAGATCTTCTCAATCAGTCCCATTCGCGTTTCCCTCTCAGTCTTGCGTTTCTCAGCGTTTTAATCCTTCACGCAGAACCTTTTCGCCGTGATCGGATTCCCGTTTTCGTCACTCTTTGCGTATTCCGGATAGCTTGTCCTTTTGCACGGTCCGCCCTTCTGGAAACACATGGTTTTCCTGCATTCCGTGTTTTTTTCCGGATCACACAAGTACCTGGCCTTTTCTTCGCTCATCGTTCGTTCCTCAGGAGATGTTCCATTTCGGTATAGTAATTCCGCCGCATGGTCATCGCGTCCAGCAGCGCCGCCATGCCGTCAATGTGCGCCGTGCTTGAAACCTTGATCAACCTCCGCCGGTTCGTTTCGTCAAACTTCAGTGCGCTGTCCATCATGTGGATCTTCATCAGGTTGTTGTCCTCCGCGCTCTTCAGCCGCCCGTCCTTGATCATGCCCTCCGTGTCAATGATCACGCCCGTCAGGTTGCTGCCCTGGCTGACGCTCTCCATCTGGAATCCCATCCCCTGCAGGTCCTGGATCAGAAACGCCGCGCTGTATCGGTCATATCCGTTCTTCTGCGGCAGGATCTCATATTTCCGAACCAGATCCTGATAGAAGGTTTCCACGTCGTGATAATCCACCACGTTTTCCCCGCTCAGGATCAGATATCCCTGCTCCACATACCTGCTGTACGGGATCCCGTCCCGCGCCGTCGCTTCTTCCAGCTTGTTCCGCGGCATGTAGAACCGCGTGAAAAACCACACCGTTTCACCCTTCTGGATCAGGATCACCACGGCAGTCAGGTCCGTCGTCATCGAAAGGTCAATCCCTGCCAGCGCGTAACAATGCCGGAATTCCTCCAGCGTCTTTCCGGTTTCGCTGAACGCCTTGTTCACATCCGCCGCCGTCATCCATGCGGTCGTCGCGTTCTGCTTGATGTTGCAGTACTTTGTCAGGAATTCCGCCTTTTTGCTCAGGCTCTGTTCCGCCACCGCGATCTCTTCCAGGAAGAAATCCACCGTCACGCTGACGCCCATATTCGGATTGGCTTTCGCCAGTTCGTTTATGTCGTCCCACTTTTCCTGATCGTCGATCATATACAAAAACGGCGCCAGCCGTGTTTCCCGGCTTGTGCCGTTAATGACCGCCGTGCTCCGCTTGATCAGTTCGTCGTAGATCCCATCCTGCACATATCCGGCAGTGGTAATGTTCACCAGCATCGGCTGTTTCCGCGCGCCCAGCGCGGATTTCAGCACCTCATACTGCCGCAGGCCCTGTTCGCCCTGCCAGGCTCCGATTTCGTCACATGTCGCCGCGGACGGGTTCAGGCCGTCGCTCTTCTTTTCGGAGAAGGCGATCGGCTGAGCGCTGGTATTCGTCTCCGCGATGTACAGGTCCGTCCGGCGCTTCTGTGTGATCTCCGCCAGTTCCGGTTCCTTGAGGATCATCTGGTACAGCGCGTTGAAGCATAGCCGCGCCTGATCCAGTTTCGGCGCGACCATGTAGATCCGTTTCCCATAATCCGGATCCAGGTACATGATCAGCGCGTTAACGGCTGCGGCAAGCAAAGTTTTCCCGTTTTTCCTGCCGATGACGATCACGATTTCCCGGAATACCCGGATCCCGTCTTCATCCACGATTCCGAAGATCACGGAAATCATGGCCTTCTGCCACAGCTCCAGCCGGATCCGCCCCGGCGCCAGCGCACCCTCATGGTGCCGGCAGAATGTCTGTATGAACCGGATCGCCGTCAGCGCCTTTTTCTGGCTGAAAACAAACCTACGCTGCTGCAGGCCATCAATGATCAGCCGGTACCATTCCCGGATCCAGTGCCCCACCGTGACGCTGCCGTCCGTGATCGCCTGGTAGTATTCCAGGATATAGTTCTTCGCCGGCTGTGCTTCCGCCGTTCCTCCGCCCGCCTTTTTCTTCATCCACTCCCGCCTTTACTCTCCCGGTTCCGTCTCCTCTCCCGCCGGCGTAAACCGCCGCACCTGGCAAATCCGCAGCTGCCGCCGGCATTCCTCACAGGCCCAGCCGATGAAGTCATTCACCGCCAGCACCCTGAGTTCCCGCCCGTGTCCGCCGCACAGGCCGCAGGTTCCGTTCCTCCGCGGATCCTCCTGTTTTCTAATCATCCCCGGCACCTCAAAGTCAATCTTGCCGAAGGTGGTTTGGAGGGCGACCGGAAAGCCCTCCAATCCCTAATCATCGCCCAGCGCTTCCATCATCTTGAACAGCTTACTTTCCTTCACCTGTTCTTCGCTCAGCTTTTCGATGATCTGGATCAGCGTGCTGACTGTGCTGTTCGCCGCGGTGCTTGTTTTGTTGTATTCCGCGATCGCCGGATTCGTGCACAGGTTCTCCCGGCCCTTGACGTATGTCTTTTTGACTGTCGTTCCGGTGCTCTCGATTTCGTCCTCCAGTTTTTCCAGGATTCTCATCTGCACCTGGTACCGCTGGAACGTTGTCACGAAAAAGAAGTTTCCGGAAACGCCCTTTTCTTTTGCCCGCCGCAGAATCTCCTCCGCCTGCTCCTGCATGGACATGTTTCTGACAAGTCGCTTCCGCGCCATCGTCTCCACTCCTCCGTCTTTTCCGTCATCTCGCTGAATCTCTCCCCGGCTCCCGCTGAAGTCTGAAGAAGTCCATCAAAAAACCGGCTGACCTCCGCCAAAGTCGCCGGTATTTTTTGCCGTTTTTTTTGCTGAAAACCTCCGCCGGAACCCTCCGCCGAAATCCAAAAACCTCGCGCACGCGCCCGAGCGGTTTTTCGCATGGAACAGCCCGACCTGCACCGCGGAGGCCCCGCCCTTTGATCAGGGGGGATCCCGCGGCGTTACATACCCGGTTTCGTCCACCGTCCACCGTTTCTGTTTACGGTGCTCTTTCATGTGGCAATCCTTGCATAATGCGATCAGGTTTGCCCAGTTCAGTGCTATCTCCGGCCTGTTAATGTTCTCCGGTGTCAGTTTGATTTTGTGGTGCACTTCTTCCGCCGGAACGATCAGTCCCCTGGCTCTGCATCGTTCGCAAAGACCGCCGACCGCTATTCTGTATCCCCTCGCGCATCGGATCCATTTCCGCGATACATAAAAATCATCCGCAAAGGTCTTTTCCTTTCCGCGGATGTCTACGTTATCATTTTCTCCGCGTCTCATGGTTATTTCAATACAATTTGGCTATTCGTCTTATTTCTTTTCGGTGACAGCAGCGCATCCAGCACCATGTTCCGGCGCTGGTTCACCCAGTTCCGGCTCATGTCCATTTCGTCCGCGATCTCATATTCGCTTTGTGCTTCGACATAATACCGGCGAATGATCACGCGGTCTTTCCTCTCCCGGATCCTGTCAATCACGTTTTCGGCCCGCAGAATGATTGACAGGTTCTCGTCCCGTTTCTCCGTCAGCCGTTCGATCAGTCCTTCCAGCTGCTGCAGCTGCCCCGCTGATGTATTGTTTGTTTTCCTGTCGCCTGCCAGTTCGATGGCCTGTGATCCGATCTCCCGCGGCCCGCAGATCAGTACCAGCCGCTCTATCTGCTTTGAGATCGCCCTTTCCTCCATGGTCGCCATTCTGCATTCCTGCAGGGTTTCAACGTCTGTCATTCATCCTGCCCCCTTTCGGCTTCCGTCTCATCACGCAGCGGATGTATGCCCCGTCCACCACGTCGCTGTATCTCATCACCGTTTTCACGTGCGTGTAATCCGGATATAGCTTTTCCATGATCTCTTTCGCGCTGTTCGGGAAATCCAGCGCCAGCCGCTTCACCCTGGCATTACTGACCTTTGTGTCGCTGGTTCTCTGTTTCGGCTTTTTCAGGTTCCTGCTCCGCGCCCACTTCCTCCGGTTCTTCTGCTGCTTTGTGATGTACCGCGCCAGCGCTTCCAGGCCGTTTTCGTTCGGCTGCAGATGGTCCGCGTTCGCGTAGCCTTTTCCCCAGATGGTTTCCAGTTCCTCCCGTTCGATCCCGCCATTCATCACCATGTGGACGTGGATCCGCTCCCGCGTCCCGTCGTCGTTCCCTTCGATGGTGTAGATATATTTCAGCGGTTCCAGCCCTGCCTTTTCCCGTTTCCGCTTCACCGCCCGCAGGAAGTTTTTCACGTCCGTCAGCGCCTGGTCGTATTTCGGCGGTATCCCCAGGTATGTCAGCGTCAGGTGGATATCCCGCTCATCAAAGTTCCCGTCGATCAGCTGGATCAGCTTCCGCTTGCTCCGCTCCTCATTGTTCCGCTGCACTGCTT